CATCGCGCATGCCGTCCCTTGGGGAACTCGAATGACAGTTGAGTCTCTTTTTGAAGTGGCCGTATATTTCGTAGTAGTTGCAACCGTTCTGTTGATCGTGACTACAGCTGGCTACGGTGCCTATAACCGATATCGACGAGTAGATAATAACAAAGTAACTAAACAATCTCGTCAACAAGACTCGGATCGTATTTATGAAAAAGAAGCCGTTGACGTGCAACAAGTCAAACCCAACCAAAAACGCCCGTGGGAAGTTAAAAAGAAGAACTACTTGCCGTCAGGAACCAATTTGGATTTGGACGACATGGTCGTTGTCGGGGATCCATATGCTCACGACGTCAAACGTGCCAATCTATCCGACATACAAGAAGAATTGTTTAAGAAGAAGTATATGATAAACGACGATAAATCTTTTTTAAACGAACAACCATCTGAGACTTGGTTTCAAACAACGAGCACCAATCTACGTTGGGACGAGGGGAGAAACAATAAGAGAAGCGTTGGGCGTATCGATGAGTCAGCTATAAATAGTAAAGCCCCTAATTACTCTTTAAAAGCGGTCCGATCTTCCGTTGTCGCAGTTCTGTCACCTAAGAACAAGAACATATTAGCATACGCAGTAATTGTTCGCAATTACATTTTCCTAAACCAACATGTACTCAACTCAGTGGGAACGGACTTGTGTATCAGTGGTGTCCGTGGAGAATTTAGTTTCAAACCTAGTGTCGTTCTGCAAAGTGGCGATATGGTTGTTCTGATATTACCGAATGGTATTGCTGGGTCATCACACAATTTAACGATCAGGGAACCGATTGAAGGAGAAGAGGTGTCTTTGGTACGTTACAACGTGTTTGTCACCAAATATTCCGAACCGACTCCTAGCGAAGTGTCTTACTTGGTGCCAGAGAAAACAGGACTTTTTAGTTACATCATTAATACGGAAGCGGGCGATTGCGGAACTCCTGTCATTGCATTAAGGGATGGTGCGATGGTAGGAATACATTCCATGGGCGGTGCGCTAACCGAACAAGCCAACTTCATGGTTCCCATTTCACCTCACATCGTTGACGAGTTGCATAGGCGTGTACCCCAGTTTGCACCTAGTAATTTAATTGCAATTCCCAGCAATTTGTCAGCATACGATTTACATGGAGCATCTCGTGTGAACGTGGACGAACAGAACAAGCATCCAATCACCCCTCTCTCTGACAATTACACCGACCGACAGTTCGATTACACACCCGGAGGTTTCTTTCCGTTAGGCCATTTGGTTAAACATGTTAGTCGTAGTAGTAAGATCACTATAGACCAAGCAGCTCTAGAGTGTTTCAAGTTCGCAACAAACACTAGTCTGGAAGACGTCGTTGATTATCGTCCTAGTGATCTATCCACGGAAGCTTACTGGAAAGATGTCGGAAAATATCATCGTAGCACCCAAATTTTACCAGTGGATTTCCAAGATATAGCTATAGAGTGCTTTCGTCAAGAAAGTCCTTGGATCTTTGAAGTGCAGAACCCAATCGATGTAGCCCAGGTTTATTTTGAGATAGATAAACAAAAATCATCTGGACCACGCTTGTCTCATAAAAAGGGATTTTATATGTCAGCTGACAGCATTGACAATTTTGTGTCTTTGATAAAGTCATGCGAGAGTATATATGATAAAGAACCTAAAGACTTCACACCGTTGACATGGCAAGTCGCCATTAAAGACGAACTCCGAGATGTGGACCGAGTTCGTATGCGTAAAACTCGTACCTTTATGTCCGCTCCCATAGAGACTATTCTTGGAAATATTCGAATAGTCTCTTCGTTCAATCAAAGATTTGTCTCTAATTGCTTAAAATTCCCAAGTACTCTCGGAATAGATAAATTTTCTCGGGGTTGGGACGATTTAGCCACTTATTTAGGCAGACAAGACTTCGTCTATATGTCAGGCGATGGAAGTCGCTTCGACTCTTCTATATCGGTGGAACATTTGTCTTTAAATTGCAGATTACGCATGTCGTCCTTGCCTAATAAGTACACCAACCATCTTAGAAATTTATACTCGGAAACCGCATTCACACCCCTTGTCATGTGCGATGGATCAGTTCGTTTAAAAACTACAGGAAATCCTTCAGGTTCCATCAACACTAGTATTGACAATTCGATCTCGTTACAAGCTACAATCTATTGGTCGCTATCCCATATTTATGGTGTCCAGAGAGCATTAGAACATCTTAAAAATAAGGCAATTCGCTTTGTGGTTAATGGAGACGATCTTGCTATATCTGTCCACAAAGATATATATACCGAAAGCTTTAGAAACCAATTAAGCCAGGCGATGTTACTGTGTGGTATGAATTATACTTTTACTACCCCTTCGCCAGATATACAACGGTTGACTTATTTGAGCCACCGTTTTCAACTACACAACTACAAAGGCGAGGAGCTCTATATCCCCTGCTTAGATACACAGCGCATAATCGCTTCTTGCATTTTTCGCAAACAGCAGGACGCTATTGCTACCCACTCTCGGTACACTAGCGCGTTAATACATTCCTTTCCTTATCCAAAATTATATGATATCGTACTATCACTCATTGTGAAACATTCTCAGCGAGTTATGCTAGATCGTTTGTTTGTTGATGAACATTTTTCACGAAAATTCCCTTTCTTTTCACACTCACATGTAGCACACCTTTATGGATTTAGTTACGTCGGTTCCCAGGATAAAACGCATTCCGATAAAAACAAAATTCAAAAGCTCTCTTATTTTCGAAGAACATTTCAGATGGCTACATTAGAAAGAGAACATAATGACAAAAGAGCTAGCTTTGTCGAAGATGATAGTGAACCCATACAAGAATCAGGGCCTCAGCCAGACGTTGTTTCAAAATTCAACTTTAATATGAATAATACTTTGTCTTCGTTTTCTTTCACGAAAGACATGGATTCGAGTATTGGAGACTTATTTACGAAAGCTGTCCGATCTAACTATACTAATCGTGTAGTCATTGCAAAGTCTAGTCAACAACAGATCAATGCATCGATGGCACATCTCCGAGACTTATTGGCAATTGACGACTCCGGCGACATGCAGCGTCTATTAGTTGATTTGATGATGTATTATGCTGACAACTCGACAAGCGAGCAGAATCCACACACGCTACCTTATGAGTGGAAAGGGAAGGAAATCTCATATTTTGAAATCGACAGATGTTTTGTGCCTTCCCCTCGTAAATTTTGGAGGAGTGTTGCCGATGTAACAAAGACGTTCTTGTTACAACACCCTGACATTACTACTCATTGGGCACATATGCATGGTTTCCCGATAAAATATAGAGAATACGGTTTCGACTGTGCCGATTTTTGTCGAGATATCCCAGACGAAGCTCGCAAAGCCATCCAAGCTGCTAAGGATGCAGCACTCACTCGCGCGCCCTACAACTTGATGCGTGCTGATCTCAAAGCAGTAGGCAATGGGGGTGGTACAATTGTAGAACAAATCACGGGTGCCCAATTTGGTTCTAGATCCTCTTCTTCAAAACGATAAACGTATAGTTTTGACTTTTCTATTTAGTTTTCTTTAAAATAAAATTAACACGCGGCCTAAAGCGTGTATAAATAACTTTAGGATCCTTTCCTTATTTTGAC